GCACGTTGTTGTCTGGGTGCTGCTTTCGGTCGTGGTTGGGGTTTGTTCTGCTGCCCCTTTCCGTTGGTGTGTTGTTGGTTCTGCTTGTTGAAGGTGGTCTGCATGGCCTGTCTCCGCTGCCCCGAAACACGGTCGAGCGCAGCCTGTTGCTTCCTTGTGAGCACCATGCTGTCAGTAGTGGTGGTAGAACTCGCACAAGTAGTACAATGCACGTGACGTGCAAAGAATCAATTCGCCCGCAACGCTGATCGCTGCCAAACATGTGGTTCTATGAGAACCCCCGCCCAGATGCCGTAGCATTTCGTTCCTGATTTATCTTCGCGGTGGAACTCGTCAGTTGGCCCCGCTGAACACCCCCGACGACGTCGGGCCTGAACTCCTCCCTCCCGAATTAAGGTGTTCTCCAGCGCTGGGCCGTCTCACTTCATCTGATGAGGAAGCATCAGCCATGCCTCCTCATCTTCGTCCTTGAGTGCGACGTAGTTGTTGGCCACATATTGGAGCGATGCCAAATCCTTGGCCTTGAATGGATTGAAATCGCATTCATATGAGATAGTCAGCATGCGACACTGCACCTCCACCGGCGGACATACCATCTGGCACTTGGTAATGGTCCTGTTCAGCAGCTCGCTCAAACTCAACTCTGTGCCTGTCTCAACGTCGAAAGCGTACTGTTCCGCCGAATACGCTTGCACTTTCGACGTGAGGTCCTTGATACCCTTCTTCTTCAAGGCCTCAATCCGCGACTCTGCTTGGTATAGGAAAACCATGCAAAGCGCATTGACTCTCCCTGCAAACATGTAGGCAAGGGAGAGGGACCTGGCAATCATGGCTTGTTCCGTGATTTCGTTGCTTGCCAAGGTCCCCAACTTCAGCATGGATCTCGAGATCGCCGGGCTCCAGGGGAACGACACATCTGTTTTGCCATCCTTCACTAGCATGTGTACCCCTATAAATTCCAACCTCCCGTCGACGATCAGCTTCAGTTTGCTGTCCAACCCCAACTCTGCATAGTTGGCCTCGATGATCTTGTAGTTCTCGAACTGTGCCAGGATGCGGGCAGTCAGTCCGGCTCCATCGTCCCCCTCAACTTTCATCTTCCAGATGATCTTGATGCTCTTGTAAGTGCCGTCGGCCTGCTTGAGAGGTACGGACGTGAACGTCCAGTGGTGATCACCCTTCATGATGTGGAGCTCGAAGAATCCCTGTGGATTTTTGCACTTCGTAAATAACTCATCTGGGTTGGCACAGAAACAACAGAAGGTTGCCGCAAATTCATTGATAGCGTTTACCACACTCGTGAGTAACCACCCGCTATCCATGGGCAAATCCGGGAATTTGGCAGTGAGGTTGTAGCCATTTTTCCCTCCGAGCACGAATTTGTAGCGCATTCCGTGTTGTGCATCGAAATAAATCTTTGCATGGTGTAGATGCGACAATCGTGCCTCGTGCCTCCTCATGAGGAACTCGTGTATCTTCTGCAGGATTTTATAGGGCCCATGCAGCAGCCCGCCGGTGAACTTGTTGTAACGTTCGTGGATTTCCATGCCAGTCTGGTCCACCTCGAAACAACATGTTTCTTCCTTGGTGGCCTGCGCGTACTCCTTGAGGAGCCTGTCGAGCACATGCTCGCGCGCTTCTCCCTTAATGTTGTTGGCATGTAAGAAACCTCTCGGCTTCACGCGGCGCCGCTGATTGGGCTTCCCATCGACTTCTACTGTGGCAACCTCGACCCCTTTGTTCATTATCAGATATTCGAACAAATGGCCAGCAACCACGTTCAGAGCCAATAGCTCTATGCCGTTGTCGATGACCCCCCTAGGGGGTTTACCTGGCTTCGGTGTGACCTCAAACTTCACATTCGCCTTTCTCTTCGAAATGTCCCTGCCATAACTATCGGAAATCTCCATTGACTCCATGGCCTCCTTGATCTGCTTCTCAGAGAACTTTTTCCTCAGAATCTCTTCGAGGGAGTGTTCTCCGAAAAGCTCCGTATAGGCACGCTTCATATTCGAAGTGGTGAAGTGGTTCTTGTCCAAGAGATGCCAGAACCTGCGCAACCTCTGTGCTGTCGATGACTGTGGTTGGTATTCCTTGTTGGGCTTCGTGCGTTTTTCAGCAACTGCTACCTTCGTCAACGTGTCCCCATGTGAATGTATTTGGGGCACTCCCAATATGGGGCCGATTTTGATCGCGTTCGGCTTGGCCACTACAGCAGTGTCCAACTTGTCCACCCCTTGGATCGCTTTGCATCTCTCAGCGTCCAAGACTCCGATGTAAGTGCTGCTCTTCGGGTGGAACACCTCACGTGTTCTTGCGGCTGTGGCTGGATCGTCTTTCTTGCCCATGAGCTCCTCAGCTCGCGGCATGTCACCTCCGACGATCGTTTGTTGTGGTAGCTGGCCCTGATGATCCTCGACCCATGACCAAAGTTGTCTCATCCGCTTCAGCGCTGGTCTCTCCGTGATTGTGCCGGTGAATTCACCTTCTGTGTGCCACGGAGTTGCCATCCTGTACTCCAACTTGTCGTGCCAGAACAAGGAGTATTTCCTCTCCAAGTTGTTGATGTGTTCTAGGTGGAAGAGCATCCAATCGTTCTTTGGGTCCCACTCTCCGGAGTGGGCCAACGTTATGGTGAGTGATTGATGGATGCTCCTGTTCCTGGCTTTGTTGAGTTGGCCATACTCTTCGATGGCAGTTTTCGCTTCCGCGGATACCCATAGCGTCTTCAACACATGTCCATAGACCGCTGGGTAGTAGGCACATCCTTCACACCGCGCCGGCATGAGGAAGTGCTTGCACTGCACATCTGACTTCCCTTTCGGCCTGAAAATGGCCTCTGAGTCCTTGCAGCAATTGGCGCAGAATGGGCTAGTCTGCGTGCCTGTAAACACAGCGCCACCTGGATCGCATCGGGTCGACGCCATGGCGTATCCCCAGATGCTGGCAGCACAACCAACTCCGTATATCACCGTACCGACCGCAGCAACGAAGCTGCCGACGTGCCATACGAGGGTTGCCAACTGAAATTTACCAAGCATCACCACCACACCACTAGTGGTGACCAAAGTCGTGACGTGAAAGGCGGCCTTAGCCACCACACATGCGGAAATGACTGAACCGCCGATGGCGGAAAACTCCAACACCTCTTCCCAGTGCTCTTCCGCGCAAGCTCTGGTGTCCCTGAAAAGACCTGCTGCATCGACCAAACACTCACATAATCCTTGCAAGAAATGTGGTCTCTCCTCATTGGTCTCCTCCTCACAGCGAGGTTTCTCATCGTCCTTTGGCAATACGATGGGTGTTGGTGGTGCGATGTCGTGTGAATCGTCGCTGTCTGAATCGTCGAGCAGGTTGCCAATCCCTGCCCCGATGTCCGGTTTGGGCGCCGGTCCGCCTGTCTCCTGTGCACTTTCCTTCAGCACCGATGTGGTTGGCTTGTCGCCATCTTGTGCAACAGGAGGTGTGGTAACTGTCGCAGCACCCGCGTCGACGGTGACTGCGCCTGCATCCAGTTCACCCACCCTGACACCTGAAGCCGAGTCCGCCACTTCGATTGGACTCGCTTTCTGCAAACCTACAACCTGGTCCGCCACTTCGATTGGACCTGGTTCGCCTGCCTCAGGTCCCTTCAAACCAATACCTACCGGTGCCTCCGCCGCTTTGATTGGAGACACAAGCGATCCGAACTCGCTGAGATCGCGCAACTCTGCCATGGCTCTTCTACTCTTCTTGAGCGGATTGAGCCGCGCCGACGCTTCCACCGGAAAATGCACTACGTCTGGGTGGTCTGAAAACTGCAGTGTCTTCCCCGCCGCTTCGATTGGGGTCGACTCAACGTCGGCGTTCGGGCCGCATGGCCCGCAAGATGATTGCTGCGCACCACAGCTCGATGACTTCGCCGGGTTAGGCACGTAGGCCATGCCGGGTACATACTCTTGAGCATGTGGGTTCAAAGTCGACACAAACCCATCCTCTTCAATCTCATCAGCCAGGCTGATGGTCAATCCGAATTTGGGCGTGTAAGTTGCTCTCCGATTCGTCCTCCGTCTAGGTCTGGTGTCCTTGCTACACACAGGGGATGCCGAAGCAGACGGACAGGCGAGGGCATGCAGGGAGCCCACACCAGCCGCGATGTCTGTACCCGCACTCGTTGAAGCCGGAGACTTCCAGCCAATGAGCACTGGGTTGCCTTTCCCGCCGAAGGCACTGGAGCTCGAAAGCCCAGACGCGCTACCGGGTTCAGCAGACATCACCCCCTCAACTCGCTTCACACAACGTACCGTGGCGGGCTTGAACCGCGCAAACGCTCTGCTGTTTGGCATCCTTTGTGATCAAGACGCACCACCACTAAGCAACAAGTGCAAAATTGGCAATACGAAGTGACCAGGGTTTCGAACACCTCGCTCAGACCGGCCTTTACCAGCATCCTCGCTTAACCGTTACCCACGGCCGCCAGAGGGGTGACTAAGCCCTCCCAGCTAATTATGCACGCAGCAACGCGGAAGCGTTAATTAAAGAACAGGCAATAATGGTGTTTGGGCCTGTACATGCAGCTGAATTCAATTGCAGGCTGTGGTGGTGTTTGATGCCCGCGCGTGCAGCCAAATTCCGAGGCGAGCATTATGATGCCTCAGCTAATTACGAAGGCTGAGTAAGCCTGTGAATGAATGGCACATGCGAAACTTGCACGAATTATCGAATTCGACTGTCGCTGCCCACGACAGATGGCGATGAGTAGGGGGTACTGCTCGTTGTGCCCGACAACGGTAGTTTGACCCCCTATTCCCCTACCCCTGTAGGATACACCCATGCCACTTCCCCGTGGCTAGCTAGGCAAGGGATAGAACACCCCAGGAAATGCCG